AGCTTCTATTCTTGTAAGTCTATCAAAAACAAAAGTATAAGCTTTATCAGGTGTAGGCCAGATTTTTAAAACAGGTGTAACTTGCCTGTCTACATAATATTGCGTGGGTCGAGCTTGTGTTCTTTTACTGGGAATATTTAAGAATGTATCTCTGCCTATCCTAGTGATTTGAACATCTGATTGTGTGCTTGTACCAGCATTTTCTCTAATGACAGCACTTAATATGTCAATAGTATCTGCATCTAATGTGTACTCTGCAGTACCTTGTGTTATTGATATAGTGTTCTGACTTATTGTCCATCTATTCAAACCTCTATTAGCCCAATCAGCAAACAACAAATTTAAAGAACGTTTAGCGGTTTTGAGGTCATAACCTGTACGTACCTCTAAACCGCAACGCTCAAAAGCTTCCTCGATATAGTCAGCTACATCAAGCTCAAAATTTGTTGAACCAGAAGTTGTCATTAACTATTTGGACCTCTTACTGCACCACCTTTTGACATACCTTTTTTACGCATATTCATGCTACCACCACCCATCATTTTAGAGCGACCTTTCTTCTTCATATTACCGCCACCCATCATTTTAGCTCTACCGCCTTTAGCCATTCCTTTTTTCTTCATGTTGCCGCCACCCATCATTTTTTTGCGACCTCCATTTGCCTTCCCTTTTTTATTATGCATAGCCATACTATTTCTCCTTTTTAGCATATAAGTTATCAAAAGTAATACTTGGATCCATATAACTTTCATCACTTTCAGCATTATGTATCCATTGACTAGGTAGAAAATCTGGAGCACCCTCCCCAGTTTCCCAAAGTGCAGGAGAAGTAGCCCTCACCCTGTTATTAGGTAATGCAACAATATTACCTGTCCATTCTCCTGCATTAGTCAACTCTAAAACATGACTTTGTTTATGTTGTGCAGGATCATCCGCTATATCTGTTTCTGTGTAATCTACTGTAAACATATATTTTGCCGTATAAAATTCACCATCTATTTTACAAATCCAAGGACTAGAACTTACTCTATCAAGTTTTACGACAGAATGATAGTGAGAACTACAATCCCAAGGTTGTGCATGGTGTGTTACCATACGTTCCGGCCAATCTTCTAATGGCACATCTGCTACTAAAGCTGTGATGGGTAATCTAGCCCACATCGCACCGCCATGAATATTTTCCACACCTTCTTCATCTGCTTCATAACCAGTAAACACCACTTGGAAACTCAAACATCTATCGGGTATAGTATTAACTGCTATAGCCATTGCGTGTATATACTCTCCATGATAATCACTGTGGTTATGAGTAAATTCTTTGCGTACCCAACATTTAAAATGCGGGATGTTGCTTATCAAATAACTCATTTTTTCTTTGTTTCTGCTTTCTTCTTTTTACCTTTACCAAATATGTGTGCATCAACTTTTGCGGCTTTACCTCCAGTCAGTACGCTATTTACTCTAGCCATAGCCCACTGACTTGGACTTGCTCCTGGACGATGTCCTGTCCGATAAGCGGCTAATCCTTTTTTGTAAACTCGTGCTAATTGTCCTGCGGTAACTTTTTTACCTTTTTTTCTAGCGGCCTCTGCTTTTTTAGATAGAGACTTTTTCGTCGCGGCTGATAAAGTCATTTTATTTTGCCCTCCTGTCTACGTATACTATCTTTACCTTTACGGAAAATATTAGCAACCTCTTTTTTACCCATAACCTTTGCTCTTTGCTCTCCTACAGTCAGTATTTGTATTTTTCTTGCAAACGGTTTTTTAACTTTTTTAACACGTGCGACAGTTTTTCTAGCATCAGTTGGTGTTGCAAACTTGATGGGGACAGTATCTTTAGGGTTCTCATCGGTATATAACCTTCTGCCTGAACCTTTAGGTTTTTTGCCTGTGCCTACTTTAGGGTCTTTTCTTTTTGCCATTATTCTTTTTAGCTTTTTTCTTAGCCGCAGTAATGATATCCGCACGTGTGATCTTGTTGCGAGGAGCGGCAAAAGCCGCTAACTTTTTTTGCTTTGCAGATAATTTTTTCATTTATTCTTGCCCTTTCCACCAAACATTTTACGAAATTTTTTAGTATGAACGGATTCTTTGGTTTTTCTCCGCACTCCAGTACTCTTATAATCACTAGGGAAAACATATGCTGAAGGATCCTTTGCAGATTTTTTTGCATTTCTCTCTATTTCTTTTTTACGTTTAGCACGTTCAGACGCACTAAGACCAGCTAAATACTTTTGCGGTATATTGCGTTTTTTAGATTTCTTCTTTTTGCTAGAAGGTGCTTTGCTAATTTGTTTTGGCATATTACTTCTAGACATAGCCATTATATAAACCTATTAGCTAAAGCCGTCGCAATAATTAGAGCGGCTATACCCCATAATCGTATATCTAACTTATCTAGCTGTTTTTGTATGTAATCATATCTACGATTACACTCTTCTTCATGCTTTTCTAATAACTTTAAAACTTCGTCCGCTTTCATTTTACCATGCCTTACATGACCAATATCTTGCTGAAAACTTATCCTTAGCAGTAGCACATTTATGTCTCGCACGAAACGATTTGCGCCTTGCTGGAACATCTTTTTTAATAGACATGTTGGGGTCACCAAATCTAACAATTTTGACTTGGTCACCTTTTTTAGCTAAAACAGCAGACTTACGTTTAGCTCCAGGAGTTTTTTTAGGTTTATTATAACCTGAAAATGTTTCCCCCCGATATTGTAATTTACCAGAGGGAGTACGTTTAACATTTTTTGTCGTAGCCATAACTATCCAAAAAACCCTGTAATAGAATCTATAGCTGTAAGTGTCACATGACACCCATCTGGAAATATCATACCATTATCAGGTATTGTTATTTGTGTATCGTCAGATGTGACAAATGTCATGGTTAACAAAGTCGCACCAGAACCATCACTATTTCTAAATACAGCCGCTGGACTACCACTACCAGAACTTCTAACGACAAAAGATTTTAATCTAGTTCTTCCAGCATTAAAAGTGCCTGTGCTAGTTACTGTCTTTGCAGTAATAGGACTTGCCATTGTAGCCTCCTATTATTCTACGCTGTTATTAGCCATCGCATAAGTAAGAACACCAGTAACAGTTCCACTCGTCGCGGCAGAAGAGCCCACACTAGCCGTAACTGTAATACTGGCGGCTAATCCACCAGCAACCGCAAGTGCTCCATCTGCACCTTTTAATGAGCCTTTGGTATCACAATCCACTTCGTTGAATAAACCATCTGGATCACCTGATGAGCCAATATCAATTGTAGGATTAGTACCACCAGCTGAACCACCTATTGTCATAAACGAAATAGGTAAAGCTCCTGCTGGTAAGGTCAGAGTTTCTCCAGCAGTTGCTGAAGTTCCGATTCTTACATTAGTAGCAGATGATGCTGTAGGGTCAAAAGAAATTTGAACACTTTGTGTAACAGGTGTTGGAGTATGTGTTCCTTTTATTCCACCACCGTAAGAGCGTACTATGCCCTGAAAAGTTGTTGTAGCCATTTTTATCTCCTTGTCTTGGCAAATGTCAGCATAATGCTGTCAAGGTAATATTACTATACATAAAAAAAGGGCGACTGAAAAGCCGCCCTTTAAAAGTTTTAATGGAGAAAAATTAAGCTCCTGGACTACCAAACACACATCGTGGGTCTGATACCCCAAAGCTGTAACGTTCACGTGCTTTATAGCGAACATTACCTGTGTCGAAATCACCTTCCATGCTATTTTGAATGGGTGTACGAACAAAATGTTTGAAACCATTAGGTGCATCAGTTTTGATGAAAAACGCATCTGTATCAGTTAAAAAGTGATTAACCACATAACCATCAGGTAACATACCCATGTTACGTACTGCGTTTACGTCGTTATCTGCAGTTCCTGGACGTAAGTTAGTAGCCATCAAACGTTCAGCAATAAACTGTAAGTTTGTTGGAATAATTAACTTCATACCACGTAGTGCAATTTTTAAACCACGCTCATCAATAAAACCAGAAATATCAATTAATGACTGCTCTAATGATGTTTCATTAAGGTCAGCCGCAACTGTTAATTCATTTCTGAAATTACCACCACCCGAAGTAGGGTGATCTGTTGCACACAACTCTTTACCGTCACCGATAGCAAAAGTGCTATCAAAGGCATTATTGAGTACAGATGCCGCTTTCACTTGTTTTGTGTTAGCCATTGAGCGAGCTAACGCACGAGTGTAACGTGAAGATAGTCTATCATATAAATTATCTTCAACTGCTTCTTCTGTAATCGCAAAAGCCAATGCGATAGTTTCATGTGTATATCTAGCTGTGAATGACTCATTCGCTAAGTCAAAACTAACAGCCGCTCCTTCACCTTTAGTAGGTGCTTGACCAAAACCAGCCAACATGACCTCTTCTTCAAAAGCACGATCTGAATTTTCTGTTTCAAAAATTTCAGCATGTTCGTTTTCATAACGATCGTACTCTAGTCCAAACAAGGCATTTAATCCTGGCTCTAGCTCTTTAAGGAGTTGGGATCTTGCAATAGCCATATCATTTACTCCTTATATGCCAGATGTTGCTAAGTGGAATGGTAAGTTTAACTTAACGAGTAGAACCACACCAGCTGAGGTGTAATCTATTCCTGGAACATCTTTAATACCAACAATCCTAAAATTATCAGTAGCTGTAGTTGCTCCAGCACTCGCCACGGAAACCTCTCCCGCAGAAATACCATTTGCATGTTCTGTTCCAAATCCTGTGCCTTCAGCATTTGAATGTATCAATGCAGTTGCTGTAGCTAGATTTGTCAAACTAGCATCTGCTTGTACTTCGTACACTTGAGCTGGATCGTCATATAAGAATACAGTTGCTTCTGTCCCAGACTTTAGGGAAGAAGTTCCTGGATAATTATTTGCAAAAGTTGGCGTTCCATCTAAGGCTGTATATTGACAGCCAGCCATAACTCCTAAGATCGCAACTGAACCACCGTCTGCCGCACTAATGTCCACAAGCCCATTTGTTAAAGGTATCACCAAGTCGCCCTGAAATATGCTACTTGATGATCCTGCCACTCCTGGAATTTGCACTTTGTATGGCGTCAAACCTCCTGAGTTCACGTTGGAACCTAATTTGTTATGTGGACGCAAACCAAAAGGGGCATCTATATTTGCCATGATTTTTGTCTCCTAACAAAATTATTCGGCATTATTTTTACCGAAGGTTACACGAGATTGCCTATCAGGTTTAATAATAGGCATTGTACTATTGCTTTCTCTCATTAGGTCATTATCAACAGCGGTCATTTGATCTTGGGTTTTACCCCTATAATACGCATCTCGCTCTTGTTTTGACTCTATTGGGAAACGAGCTAATAAAAGTCCTCCTACTCCTATTACTCCTGCATGTTTACCGTCTTGGATGGTAGGAGCTTCAAAGTCAGGGAACTCATCTGCGCGAACTAAATCAAAGCCTTCGCGTAAGCGAGCCGAAAGATTTTTCTTATCATCTGTACCCATGATTGATTCACGAATCCAGCGATGTATATAACCTTCAGGCGGTGGTGGTGCATCCAATGTGGATGGAGGTTGCCAAGGACGTCGGCGTGAGCTTGTCTCACGAGTGGTTTTTGTGCGTGGGGTGCGATCCATGATCTATTCCTTCACGATGTTAAGCGAGCAAGTTGCTTCGCATATTGTTCATAGGTTACACCAAGTTTGTCAGCTATGGCAACCTGTGATGGAGTTAATTTTACTTTTTTTCCAGAAGTTTTGCCATTTGCTCTTGATGCAGGAGCTACTGGACTTCGCGTCGTACGTGCTTGTGTCGTCTCTTCTTCCTCAAATTTATGAGGAAATTCAATACGTAAACGCTTGTCTAGTTCTGTATAATACTCATCACTGTTAGGATCGTAGTATTCTTGTTCCACTAATTTTTTATGTATAGAAAAAGCCGTTAATGTCATAGGCTCATCAGCTCCAAACCATGTATTTTTAGCCGCCCACCTTTTAGCTTTAGGGTCGGGCTCTGCCTTTGGTTGTTGCTGTGGTTGTGCTTGAGGCTCTGCTTTTTGCCGTTGTTCTAATTCTTCTTTAGCAATTTTTAAACGCTCTGTCTCCAATGCTAACCTTGCTAATTCTTTTTGCGCTTCCATTTGAGCATTGACATCACCACTATTTATAGCATTAGTCAGTCTTGCTTTTACGTTTTCTTCTTCATTACTTACTCTAGAATCATATTCAGTAATATAAGATTGGTCTATTTTTTGGCTACGCTTTTCCAAATCTTCCATTTGTTTTTTAACTGACTGTGCATATTCAGTAGCCGCTTTTTCTCGCCTTTCGGCTTCACGCATTTTATAAGTTAATTTTTCAATACGCTTCTTGACTTTATCACCATATTGCTCAAGATCTTCTTCACTCGCCTCAGAGTCAGCGGCTTGTGCTTCTTCAGTTACAGTATCGTCTTGTTCTTCTTTTGCAGATACAGCCTCAGACTGTTCTGCATTTTCTTCTTCAATTTCTACTTCAATTTGTTCTTCTTTTGTTTCAGGCATAACCCTCTCCGTTATGTATGCAGAATGTCTTCTGGATTTTTAATTGTAGCGAGTATCTCATCATCATTTAATAATCGCACTTCACCGCCTTCTATTTTAAAACGACTTCCAGCATATCTGCCGAAAATCACCCAATCACCTTTTTTACACCATACTCCTGTTTGACCATTTGCTGTAGTGCCAAATTTTTCCGGATCTTGGTAAGCCAATGGTCCAAGTTTCAAAACATAACCACATACAGTGGCAAGTGCTTCACGTTCTACTACTTGATCGGGTAAGTAAACACCAGACTCAGTTTTCTTTTTACCCTTGTAAGGTAATATTAAAATCCGCCAACCTGTCGGTTCAGGAAGTTTATGTAATGCTGGTGTTTCGGGTTTTTGTGGTTTTTCTTTTTTGGATTGTATAACGTGCTTTGGCACATAAAGTGTTTTAGTCATAGTTTACCTTTTTTAGCAGGACATCAAGTTCCTGTTCGATGTTTGCAAGTTCTTCCCGTTTTGCACGTAGAATCTTGTATATGGAAAAATCTTCTACAACACCTTCTGTTAGTTGTGTGTCTATTAGATCTATCCGCTCTTTTATAATATTACGGAGTTTTTCGTGAATGTAAAGGTCAGACACGTTTTATTTTCTTTTTCCTAGCAGTTTTTGCCGCATTTTTAAAATCAGATGCACTAGGAGCACCTTTATCTCCTGCCTTACGCATCTTTTTACCGCTTTTTCTACGCTTATGTATATTTGCATATAAACTCATTTTGTCAATCCTTTAGCTTTTTCATAAGTACGTAAACCACCCAAACCGAGCATACCTAGTAATACTGTCATCAACGAGTCCATATCAAACGTAGGTAACTCAGGAACTTGGAAACCAGCGATCGCAGTTGTGAACAAAACAATGGGAGTAATGATAAAGTGC